AGGGTGGAAAGACGAAGTAGAAGAAACTATACCCAGCACACTAGCAGCCTCACCAGAAGATGATGAGAACTGTGATAGTTGCACAATATAAAGAGAGAGAGAAAAATGGCTAGAAGTGTACTAAACACAAACGATAATATTGACTTTACAAAGCAACCAATGTTCTTTGGTGAAGACTTGCAAGTGCAAAGATATGATGATATGAAATATCCAATCTTTGACAAGTTGAATCAACAACAATTAGGTTACTTTTGGAGACCAGAAGAAGTATCTCTACAGAAAGATAGAAATGACTATGCTCAATTGTCAGAGCAACAAAAGTTTATCTTTACTGCTAATTTAAAATATCAGACTATGTTAGATAGTGTACAAGGTAGAGGTCCATGTTTGGCATTTTTACCTTTCGTATCATTACCTGAAATAGAGGGTTGTATTGTAACATGGGATTTTATTGAGACTATTCATTCACGTTCATATACATACATCATTAAAAACTTATACTCACAACCAGGTGAAGTATTTGATACTATTATTGGTGATGAGAAAATTCAGAAAAGAGCACAAACTATTACAGAAACTTATGATGACCTAATTGCGTCAGGTTATAAGTGGCATTTAGATAATAAGTCAGTGACAGAATATGAACTTAAAAAGAAATTATGGAAAGCATTGGTCACTGTAAACATTTTAGAGGGTTTACGTTTCTATGTATCATTTGCTTGTTCATTTGCATTTGGTGAATTAAAACTACTTGAAGGTAGTGCTAAGATTATTTCTTTTATTGCAAGAGACGAATCACAACACTTAGCAATGTCACAAAGAATTATTAATAACTACAGAGAAGTAGAAAACGATAAAGTCATGCTAAAGGTCATTAAAGACACAGCAAAAGAAGTTGAGACAATGTATGACGAAGCAGTAGAGGAAGAGAAACGTTGGGCAACATATCTATTTTCCAAAGGAAGTATGATTGGTTTATCAGAAAAACTGTTACACCAGTTTGTAGAATATATGGCAAATCGCAGAATGAAAGCAATCGGCCTGACACCAAAATACGACCAAAAAACAAATCCACTACCATGGGTAGACCACTGGCTGAATTCAAAGGGTACACAAAATGCACCACAAGAAACAGAGATTGAGTCTTATGTAATTGGTGGTATTAAACAAGATGTAGAAAAAGACCAATTTAAGAAATTTAAATTATAATGGAAAAAGCAACAAAACATTGTACGAATTGTGATACAAAATACACCGTGACGTGGGATTTAGATGAACAAGATTTAGAACCAATGACGTGTCCTTTTTGTGGTTGGGAAGTTGAAGAACAAGAAGAGATTATTGAGGAAATACCGAATGACGCAGACGGACACGACAGAGAAGACGATAATTGGGATTGATTACAGTTTAACAAGTCCTGCTATTAGTATTGATAATGGAGCATTGATGTTCTTTTACCTCACAGGTAAAAAGAAATGGGCAATGACAATGAACGATACAATTGTTGGTGAGTTACATAAAGAATATAAAACTGATATAGAAAGATTCAAAAATATATCAGATTTCGCAATCAAAGTAATCCAGTCAACTTATAATCCTCATGTTTACATTGAGGGTTATTCTTTTGGTTCAAAAGGCCGAGGTGTATTTCAAATTGCCGAGAATTGTGGCATTTTAAAGTACAGATTAGAAGAACTAAATATACCATACAGTGTTATTGTTCCTAGTGTTGTAAAGAAATTTGCAACAGGAAAAGGTAATGCTGATAAAGACAAAATGTATGAGGCATTTGTGAAAGATTTGAAAATTGACTTGAAGAAAATATTTGATACCGAAAAGGTGGGCAATCCACTATCAGATATTGTTGACAGTTATTACATAGCGAAATGTGGAGAAGATAATGAACGTAATTAAAGGTTGGCATTTGCCAGATTGGGATAGACATTATGAAGCAATGTTGAAAGAATATGATGGTAAATGGGAATATCAAAAAGATACAAGAGATTTTAGTTTAGCATATGTAAAAGACTTTACTAAAGAATGTATTGATGTTGGTGGTAATATTGGTTTCTGGTCAAGAGACCTTGCAAATAAATTTAAATTCGTTCATGCATTTGAACCACATCCAGATAACATATTAGCATTTAAGACTAATATGAAAGAAACAAATTACACACTATATTCAGTTGCAGTATCAGATAAGAGAGCTGGTAGAGTAGATTTATTTTCATCACCAGACGAGTGTGGTAATGTAAGTCTTAATGAATGGGGTGTACAAACAGGTAATAGTTTAAGAAAATTAGAACAAGAACAACTTTCTAAAATAACAGTTGATGTAGTTGCAATTGACGACTATAACTTTACAAATATTGGTTTTATGAAAGTAGATGTACAAGGTAACGAAAGAAACGTTGTATTAGGTGCTGAACAGATGTTACGTAACAATGATGTTACATTAGTATTAGAACTACCTATGAGTCCTGGTAGAAAAACTTACGAAGCAGAAAAGAAAGAACATGATACTATCGTAGATATTCTAAAAGAATATGGATACGAAAAGAAAGGTCAACTACGGAAGGAGGCCGTATTCCAGAAATGTTAAGAATAGGTGTAGTTACAACATTAAGTAAAAAATTATATAAAGAATACGGACATAAGTTTTTTGAGACTTATAATTGGCCTTTTGATTTGATTGTTTACAGTGAAGACATGTTAGATATACCAAACATGAAAGGTCTAGTGGTACGTTCATCATTTGATGAGATACCAGAGTTAAAAGAATTCGTTGAACGAAATAAAGATAGACCAGTTTCAGATACACCACAAGGTTATCTACATGACGCAGTTAGATTTAGTTACAAAGTATATGCATATTGCAATGAAATTATTACAAGTGAAGACTATGATGGTTTAATCTGTATTGACGCAGATAGTATCTTTAACAAGAGGATAGACGAAGAATGGATTGAAAAACATATACACAGAAAAGAAAGTTTTATGACTTATCTTGGTAGAGGTAATCTTTACAGTGAATGTGGTTTCCTATACTTCAACAGAAACCATGAAAATACTTTTGAGTTTGCTGTTCGTATGAAAGAAATGTACAACACAGATACAGTTTATAAACTAAAAGAGTGCCATGATAGTTTCGTATGGGATTATGTACGAAAACAAACAGAAGAGATACATGGTTGTAAAAATTATAGTATTGGCGATGGTAAACCAGGTCACGTACAAGCAAGGTCTATATTAGGACCTGTTTATGACCACATTAAAGGTCCTAAACGTAAGAAATTATTGAGAAGTCCAGAAAGGCGATTTTAATGATAAACATTTTTATTGGTTATGATAGTAAAGAAAAGGCAGCCTTTTCTACACTAACGTATAGTATTTTACAGAATAGTACAAAACCAGTTGCAATTACACCAATTGCTTTAAACAATATTAAAGATGACTTTGTAAGAGAACGTAATAGTTTATCTTCTACAGAGTTTAGTTTCAGTAGATTTATTATACCACATTTGATGAATTACCAAGGTTGGGCAGTATTCATGGATTGTGATATGTTAATGAGAACTGATATTAACGAACTATGGCGACAGAGAGACGACAAGTATGCCGTACAAGTAGTCAAACATAATTACGTACCAAAACATAACAAAAAGTTTTTAGGTCAAACACAGACAGCATACGATAAAAAGAATTGGTCTAGTGTCATGTTGATGAACTGTAAGAAGTGTACACAACTAACACCAGACTATGTAAACAAAGCAAGTGGTTTAGAGTTACATCAATTCAAATGGTTAGAGAGTGATGACTTAATTGGTTCTATAGATAAAACTTGGAACTGGTTAGTAGGCGAATATGAATATAATCCTGAAGCAAAGAATATACACTTTACAGAGGGTGGTCCTTGGTTTAAAGATTATGAAAATGTTGATTATGCAAAAGAGTGGTTTGAATATTATTTTGAATCAGGAACGGTACAGATTAAAAAATGAGTATTGAGTGTTTTTTAACAGGTGTAGGTAAAGATAAATTCTTATTGAACTTGGCTACTAGTCAGAATGGTATCATACATCAACCAGAATTAGGTAGAAACGAAAAGATTAAACCATTTGATAATGCATTTTGGCCTACGTTTAATAAACGTGAGTGGACTAAAAATCCTATTGCAGTTATAGGTACATTAAGAGGTACACATGAATTAATACAACTTGCAATGCAAAGAAAACATACATTTTATTATTTAGACCATGCATACTTTCACGCTACAAGAAATTATGTACCTGGTCCACATGGTAGATTGTATAGAATGATACGAAGTCAATTACAACTTAATTATAATGTGATGTTAGAAGATGAAGATTGGAAAAGAATTAAGAAGTATGGTGAGCCAAAAAGACCCAAAGAATTTGTTAAACAAGGTAGTGAAATATTAATTATACCACCTACAGAGGCCATTGCCAGAGTATATGGTTTTGATGTACCATATTGGTTAGAAAAAACACAAAGAGATATTAGAGCATTTAAAGATAAAGTAATTAGAATTAGATATAAAGATACAGACATACCTTTACAAGAAAGTTTAAAGAACGCATATTGTGTTGTTGCTTTCCAATCTACAGTTGCTATAGAGGCAATTTTATCTGGTATACC